AGATGATGCTGGTGGTCTGGCCGGTCAGCCCGGTCTTGCCCAGACTGGACGCCGTGACGGCACCCCGGGGCTCTGTCGTGCCCACCCCGACCGTAAAGTGCGTGTTCGTGATCCGTGCGATCCGGGTGCCGAGCCACCGCGGCAGCATGGTATCGAGCGGGAAGGCGGAATCCTGCAGGAGCTCGATCGAGACCCGGACGAGCTTGGAGGTGTATTTGAACGCCTTGAAGATCACCTGGCCGAAGGTGACATCTTGCTCGGCCGCGGCCGTGTTTTCCGCCAGGATCGCTCCGGCATTGGCGGTATCGTCCGTGGTCGGCCAGGGCAGGTCGTTGCCAGATGCGGTCGGCACAATCATGGCCGCCTCCCGCATGCCGCCGAATTCCTTCAACGACTCCTCGAGCTGGCCGCTGAAGCCTTGGGGCACGGTAAAGCCCCCGGCCGTGGTCGTTCCCACCGACAGGGCACGCAGTTCTTGGGGAACGGCATCGCGCAGGCGGGCCATGATCTTGGCCTCTTCCTCCTTGAGCCCGGGGAATCCGTACCGGATCCAGTTCCGGAAGGTGCGATTTTCTAGCTCGATCATTTCCTTGGGGTCTGACGGGACGCCGCGGGGCGGGTCGCCGCCGCTGGCGCCGGCACGGCTGACGATCAGCTCGCGCTCGTGGGCCTCCTGGCGCTCGACGCGATCGATGTCGGCCTTGAGGCCGTCCACGTCCTTCATAATGGCGTCCCACTTGGTGTTCTCCTCGCCGGTGGGTTGCCGGTTCTCTTTCTCGGCCAGGGCCAGGATCTCGCGCGCCTGGGCGACGAGCCCGGCCCGCTTTTCACGCAGTTGCTTGGAATTCATCCGCTCTCTCCTCCCTGCGGGCCCAAAAGACAAAGCGCCCGCTGCACTGTGATGGTCCGAAAACCACCGCATTGCCGCGAGCGCTTTCCGTCCGAAAGGTCTCGCCAGCCTGCTCCCGCCGCCGGGCCCGTCCACGTCCAGTCCGGACGCCTCGGACCACAGCAGGGGTTATGTCAGCCCGGCAAGCTACGTAGGCCTGCCTGGCCTGTCAAGACTTTTTTCTACTCGGCCTCCGCCAAGGTTAACAGCCGCTTGCGGCGGGCGAGGTCATGGCGCCACGCCTCGGCGAGCTCCTGGGCCCGGCTGCGCACTGCCACGGTGGTCTGGGGGTAGGCCGGGAAGGTCACGGCCGAGACATCGAAGAGCCTGACCTTGAGGACCTCGCGCAACGGGGTCTTGGGCTCCTGGTTCCACTTTTCCTCGAGGGTCTGAAAGGCGAAACTCATCTGGGTCACGTCGCCCCGCCTGAGTTTGGTGATGAGGCGCCGCACATCATCATCGTCTGGGTTGACGTCCGCCTCCACCTTGAGCCCACGGTCGTCCTCGGCAAGCCGCAGGGTCCCGGCACGGTTCCGTGCCATGACCGTGGACTCCTCGTGATTGAACAGGAAGCGGACGTCGTCTTCGGCGATCGCGCCCATGAACGCGCCGGGGCGAATCACCTCGCGAAATGGGCCGATCTCGACCTCCTGATTGAACACGGCGGCATAGCCGGCGATGACGGGCTTGGTCTCATCGCCTTCCACGCGCAGTTCCAGGCCCGGGCCGGCGCGTCGCTCGTATTCGCCGATGAGGATCTTGAGGTCACTCAGTCGCTCTGGCATGGTCTCCTCCTGCTTGCAGTGAGCATCGTCGAACTGCAGACGTGTGCAATTCCTTACCCTCCGGGCACGATCTGACAATCGCAGCCGCTGTGGGCCGGCGGGTGCCCCACATTCCTCCGCGGCCGTAACGGCTTCTCGGCGCCGTCTGGCTGGAAGTCCTGGTCGGCCAGGAGGAAGGCGCCATCCATGCCGACCACCTTGCCGTGGAGCGATGTGCAATAGGGGCAGCTCTTGCCGAAGCTGAACCATTTGAGCGCCTGGATCCCGGCGGCGACCCACACGATCTTCGCCGTGGCCGCCGCGAGCTGCACCCCCTCACGTAGTGCGATCTTGCCCGGTCGCTTTTCCTCCCACTCGGCGAAGCGCGCCTTGAGGGCCTCGATGGGATCCTGGACCTGGGATCCGACGACGTCCCTGAGCTGGCCGAGCGAGGATGCCACGTGGCGCTGGACATAGGCGTCCGCATAGTCGTTCCGGAACGTGTCGAGCCGTGCGGGCTCGATCACGTGCTGGACCTCATCGCCCGCCTGCGCCGACACGGCATCGGCCATCGAGAAGAGCACGGGGGCCATGCGGTCCCGGATGTAGCCCGGGCGCGCGCCGTAATACTCATCGAGCCATTGCAGCAGCGATGAGGCATTGCCCCCGAGCTTCTTGGCCTGCTTCAGGACGTCGGCCCGCTCGGCCTGGACGATCCGGCGGGCGGCATCGGACAGGACCGGAAGGAAGGCGATCGACAGCCGGCGGCGGGCCTGGGCCGATCGGGTCTCGCGCTCGAGGCGGATGGTGGCCTTTTCCTCGTCGTCTTCTTCTTCGTCGATGACTGGTTCCGCGATCGGCTGCGGTGACACGTTCCCTGGTGGCTTGATGTCTGGGAAGACATCGGCCGGCCACATGTTCGTCGGGGCCATATAGACGTCGCCGCCATCAATGGGATTCATGTTCTCGAACTCGCGGACGTCGTTTGCCGAGAGCCACCCCCACTGCCGACCCTGGGCATAGGCCTGATACCGTGTCACCGTGTCGCCGCGCAACAGCGCATCGAGCAAGTGCTCGGCGAAATGACTCGCCTGATCCGCTTCCGGGATGAGCTGCTGGTTCATCGCTTGCTCGCTGCGGACAAGCCACGGGCGAATGGTGTGGACCACGAACGACAGCATGAACTGCTCGACGCTCGCGTAGGTCGCCGCCTTGGCGTGTTCCTCCAGCAGCGCGAGCGGGACACGGAAAATCCTCGCCACATCGCTGATCCCGAATTGTCGCCCCTCGATAAATTGGGCGTCCCTCAGCGGCATGCCGATGCGCTCGACGGTCATGCCCTCTTCGAGGATCTTGGTGCGATGGGCCTGCTGGAGGCCCGAGCCGGCGTCCCAGCTCGCCTGCAAGCGCTTATAGGCTGGGTCGGAAAGTGTCTTGGGGTGTTGAACGACCACGCCGAATTTCGCGTCGTTAGAAAAGAAGCGACCGGCGAATTCCTCTGAGGCCTTCGCGAGCCCGAGGGCCTCGCGCGCGAGCCAGATGGGGGAATATCCGCGCAGGCCGTCGAACCCGAGGCCCGGGATGTGGAGGACTTGTGATCGTTCCAGCAGAAAGCGCTTTCCATCCACGTGGGTGGCGTAGACGATTTTCGTGATGGCCGATGTGTTCTCTGGCCGCACCAGGTAGGGCACCGTCTGATCCGGGCGCAGTGGCCAGAGGGCTACCGGCCGGCTGGCACCGTCCCGCTCGATCTCGGCATAGGCGTTACCCCAGAGGACCAGGTGCCCTTGCATCGTCTCACGGAATGTCTGCGAGGACATGAATTTATTTGGCGCATCATGGAGGAGGGCAAAGAGCGGATGGTCGGTGGCGCGCTCTTTGCCGCGTCGGGGCGTCAGGCGCCGGTAGAGCATGAGGGGCAGCGAGCCCACGGTTTCCGAGATGACGCGGACGGCGGCGAGGACGGCGGGGATGGTGATGGCGGTCGCCTCGGTGATCGAGACACCCGAGGCGGTTTTCTTGGCCCCGAAAGCCTCCAAGAGCCAGAGGGCAGGGTTCGCGAGAGACGTCCGGGGATCTTCAGGTGATTGTCGGGCCTCGAGCAGCCTGACGAGCAGCCCCACTAGCCTCCTCCGCTGCGCGGGCTACGCAGCGCGCGTGCGATGGCCAAGATGATCATCGCGACTCCCACGGCGACCGCGATGGACGGCCAGCCGAAGTAGAAGTAAAAGCCGATGCTGGACAGCCCGAGACCCAAAATAAGAAGGATATCCGTGATGTCAAGCGAAAAAAGTACCGGGCCTTTCGCCTGCTCCTTGTCCATCGTGGACCCCGCTTATTGTCAGGAGGCCGGATCCCTGCTACTGTGGCCGGTCCTTGATCGTGCGCAGCCGCGACCGCTGGACCCACTCGCCCACGGACAGGGCCGCGCATCGCGAGCTCTGGTGCCACCCGCCCTGGAGGCAGCGGATATACGTCTCGCCCGCGATCGCGTCGTCCCAGAGCGGATCCGTGTCGATGTCGGTCGCGTACTCTTGTTGAATCGCCTCTTTCATCTTCGGCTTGACGACGTTCAGGTAGTGCCACTTCAGTGTCTCGCGCTCGCAGGCATAGGTGCCACCGCCACTCAGGCGGCAATCCCGATACACCCACAGCAGCTCCGCCTCGTCCGCCGTCATCGGCCGCGCCGGCTGGCTGGCGCACCCCACCAGTAGCACGCCGAGCATGATCAACACCACTCTCTTCATTCCTCTTCCCTCCCTACACAGTCAACAGGCCTCGTTCCTCGTAGACGGACGGCCCTAGGTGGCGCAGGGCGCGGTCGAGCGCCATGATTAAGGCCACGATCCCATCGATCTTCTCGACGGACTTCTCTTTATCCGGCTTCAGGTTGCCGGCCGGGTCCATCCGGACCACGACGTTGTCCGCATTCCAGCGCAGGATGGGGTGCCCGCCGTGATGGATCCCGCGCGCGAGGACGAGGCGCATCAGCTCTTTGGTCGGCGCCGACATAGACGCGAACCCCTGGCCAAACTGCACCATCTCAAATCCGGCATCCGTGAGCTCGTTCACCATCGCCACAGCCCCCCAGCGGTCAAAGGCGATCTCGCGGATCCGGTAGCGGGTCCCGAGGTCTTCGATGCGGTGCCTGATCACGCGGAAGTCCGTGCAGTTGCCTCCCGTCGTCTCGATCACGCCATCGCGGGACCAGGCATCATAGGGGACCATGTCGCGCTGCGCCCGCTCCAGGATCCGGTCGGCCGGGCACCAGAAGAATATCAGCACCTTGTAGGGTTCGTCCTCTGCGATGGGCGGAAACACCAGCGCCAGGGAATTCAGGTCCGTCGTATTGGCCAGATCGAGTCCGGCGTAACACTCCCGGCCCTCGAGGGCGACCGGATCCACGCGGCCGCTGCAGGCGTCCCACTCGTGCAGCGGCATCCACCGCTCTTCCTGTTGTACCCATTGGTTTAGGTGGAAGCGGCGAAAGGCATTCTCGAACGCCGGCATCCGCTTGGCCTTGTTGCATTCACTGCGCAAGTAGTCCTCGGACACCGTGTCGCCGATGCTGGGGTTCGCCGCGCGCCAGACCTTGGGGGACGTCCAGTCGGCCTTCTGGTCTGCGGCGCGAATGTAGGCGAACCAGGTGGGATCCTTGACCGTTCCCTTGAGCACCGCTTCCGAGTAATTATGGAGCTGCCGGCAGAGCGATTGCGTGCCGACGCCGGCGGTCGTGATACCAAAGATGAGGGGCTGCCGTCGCGCGGCCATGCCCATCGTCAGGGTGTCGTAGAGTTCGCGGGTCCGCTGAGTGTGCAGCTCGTCAAAAATGATCGCATGGGGGTTGTACCCATGGGCGCCCAGGGTCTCCCGCGAGATCGCCTGGTAGAATGAGCCCATCTCCCGGTCGACGATTTTGCTTCGTGATTCCTGAATCTCGAGGATGTCCGAGAGGTCCTCCGAGGCCTTCACCATCTGCATGGCGATCCGGAACACGATCTGCGCCTGGTCGCGGTCGTAGCCGGCCCCGTAGACCTCCGCGCCTTTCTCGCTGTCCGCGCAGAGCATGTAGAGGGCCACCGCGGCGGCGAGGTGCGATTTGCCGTTTTTCTTTGGGACCTCGATGTAGGCCGTCCGATACTGGCGCATGCCGTCGGGGCGCAGGGTGCCGAAGAGCGGCACGATGACGTCGTCGCGCTGCCAGGGGAACAGCTTGAACGGCTGGCCGGCCCACTGGCCCATGAAATGTTTCAGCTGCTCGATGAACCGGATGACGTAATCTGCTTTCGCCCTAGTGATCTTTCCTGGCTTCCTCAAGGATCTTCCTCATCCCGCTCTTACCTTTCTGCGGTTTCAACTCCCGGATCCGTGCGAGGCTCTCTGGATCCAGGAAGAGGGCCTTTGCGAAGTGGCGCACATTTGTCATCGCGCGATTCGCGATTGCGACCTCTGGGCGCTGCCCTCCGCGCCTGGTGTGCGTTCCCTTCTCCTCGATGACCTTTGTGGCTTTGGACCACTGCGCGTACTGCTGGCAATAGGCGGCGATCGTCGCGGCGTAGGCGTCCGACAGAATGCCCATCTCATAGAGATGTTTGGTGACGCGGCTCCATTCCTCTCGAGCTAATTTTCCGAAGAAGGAAGGACACGCTGGCCGCGAATTCGGCGACTTCACGATTTTCAATTCTTTAGCGGCCGGCTTCGGACCCCGGCGACCCACAATCCCCCCCCCTGTCAAAACCCATTCTCATTCTAATCTGCT